AATGAAAGAGCAGTGTCGCCATAGGTTGTTGGTTGCATTGTGCGCGAACCTGTAATCGAACGAAGGGTCGAATCCCAACTGATTGCATCAAGGATTCGACCAAGACGAGTGCTAGTTGTATCTCCTGAATAAGAACTGGAAATTGCTGCAACCGATAATCGAGCAATCCAAGCCATCGCATCCGTAAATTGAAAAGTAGCAATTGGATCAAGAGATTCATCAATGTCAAGTTGTTCAAAATAGCCACGATAAAGAACATAAGTTGTGGCTGACCAAGTAGCTGAAACTCTGACACCCAATCCCGCTGAAAGCAAAGAATAACCATCCCAGTTGTAAATTGAAGATGCATTGTCAGGGTCATAAGTTGAAGTTCTATTTTCAAGAACCAATGTCAATGTTCCTGCTTGAACTGCCTGATCCTCACGAGTACGACCTCGACGAATTGAAGGAACGCGAATGTCGGTTGTTGGAATTGTTGACCAAACTGTTCCATTGGCTCCTAGAACATCAGTTCCACCAATAGGAGAAATCCCAATAACAAATGCTCCAAGTTTGGATGTATCAAACTCAACTGTGATGGTTGGCGCGTTAGTGCCATCATAAAGCGGCATCGTTAGACTCCAAGAATTGAAGGATTGAGTCCTCTTCGGCGCATCAAAATTGCAATTTGATCACGAACTGAAATTGCCAAATCTTGTTCTTGCACAACCGAACCCTGAACATTGACAACAACATTGATTCCACCCAAGCCACCTTTTGAAAGAGGAATAACGGCTTCGGCTCCTGCTTCACCAATCATGGCAAGGGTTGGCTTTGTGACAATACCACCTTCAGCAAGCATTGGAATGTTCGGAATGTTTATTCCAAAACTTTGTCCTCCAATACCAGGAACCCAAGAAGGAATGCTGAAATGAATTTTGTCTAAACCATCAATGACATGGTTGATGAGAGTGATAACTGCATTCAATGCTGTTTTGATAGTGCCAACAATTACACCAAAAGCTGCTGCAATTGCCGATGCAACTGCTTTGCCTACTTTTTCCAAAACTTGAAAAACGCTAATCAAGTCGCCGATGAAGTTGATGACATCAGAGATGATGTACCCGACGGCCTTGAATCCAGCACCAAGAACTGCTCCAAGAAATGGTGCAACATCTCTGATGACTGCTCCAATAAATGTCAACAATCCTCGACCAAGAGTTTCAACAATAGCCACAACATCTTCAATGACATGAAGAACGGCCATGAATTGATCCTTGTGCTCAACAAGAGCTGCCGTTACGCTTTTGATAACTGGTTCCAAAGCCTTTGAAATAGCATCAACAATTGTTTGAATTGCTGGCATAACATCATTCATCACAACATTAGCAATGGTTTTGAAATTTTCAATCAATTGAGATTTCATAAATTCTGCAATGTCTTTGAAAATAGGCAAAAGAAAAGCATTTGCAAATTTGTGAAGGGTATTGAAAGCAATTTCAACATTTTGAATAACTGGCTTGAATATATTGAAAGCACTGCTGAGATTCTCAGTGGTTCCCTTACCAATTTTGAAATTATCCATCAAGCCAATGACGGCTTTTGTACCGTCACTAATAAGGGTCACAATTGGATCAAGGATTGCGCCAAGGGCTTCAAATGCTGGTTTGAGCATTTGAGCGATAACTGGAACGACCTCAGAGAATGCCTTGGTGATTGCAGTGATTGCAGGGTAAAGGAATTGCCCTAGCTGAACTTGCATTCCTTCAACGGCTGCATGAAGTTCACGATGAGCCATGATGTTCTTTTGAATTGCATCAAGATTGTCCTGACCTAGAACAAGGCCAAACTTTTGTGCTTCATCTTTGAACTTGGCAATGCCTTCTGCTCCTTGATTGAGAAGAGGAGCAAGCTCCATTCCAGAGCGACCAAAGATTTGCATGACGGCATTGGTCTTTTCAACGCCATTTTGCATTCCACCAAGTTTGGTTGCAACCTCAGTGAAGATTTCACTGGATGATTTCATGTTGCCGTTCATGTCCTTGACTGAAACGCCTATGGCTTCAAACTTCTTTTCGCCAGCAGTCGTTGCGGCAGCCTTGGACATCTTGCCAAGTGCCAACGCCAAAGTTTCGGCTGATACACCCGACTCTTCAGCTGCAAATCGAAGTTTGGACATTTCTTCAGCAGTGTCGCCTGTGTAACGCTGAAGGAGTTTGACCTCTTTGCCAACATCTTGATAAGCGTTGATTGAATCCTTACCAAATTGCAAAACCTTTTCGCCTAGCGCCTGAACGCCCTGTTCTAATCCGATACCTGCGGCAATGTCCTTGATTTTGCTGAAATGACCACCGGCAGTCTGAGCTGCGTTGCCTACATCTTGCAAGGATTTGGTTGCCGAAACATCTTTACCGTATAGGCTAAATGTCAACGAGGTATCATTCGCCATTGCATCCTCCTATTCGCTAGATGAGCGAGATTCAAGTGCAACCCGAATCAAGTCATTGATTACTTCTAATTCAATATCCCAAACATTCAACGGAGTGATGCCTGGATAAGTATGACAGAGAAGTGCTAGATGTTCTCTGATTCTTCTGTAAGTGCCGCCCCTGAGACGGCTGGAGAGTTTTTTGAGTCTGAATCCTCCGGCTTGATTTCATCAATACCGTACTCATTGAGAACATCTGCAATGGAAACAATCTCGCCAGCTCGTGCCATGCAAATCCATGCCAAAGCATAAAGTGCTTTTACCTTTGAATAACCAGGTCGCTCTTTGCCTTCTTCAGCTGAAAGAGTTCCAAGCAATGTCAATCCATCAAGGCCAAAATGATTTTCGACTTCAATGATTTCCCGACCTGTTGGAGAGGATGATCCATTTTCTTTTGGCAATGGATAGGATTTGTCTCGGATGATGAGTGGCATTTGTTTCCCCTTGTTTGTTATGAATTGAGAAGCCCTGAATCTTTCAGAGCATCATCGAGTGCTTGAGTTACTTCACTTGCAAAAGCCATTTTGTGTGGCAAAACTGTAACACCCAAAAATGGATGTGATTGTTGAGCAACCCAAACTTCAGTGTTGCCAAAAACTGGATGTCTCCATGCTCGCTTTCTGCGACCTTCAACATAATAAGGAATCGTACGAGGCCGACCCGATGCTGACATGAACTTTGTTGTTGAAACTCGAATTTTGAGAATCGCTCCCTTTTTTGTGGGATTGATGTCAGAGATTGTTGCGTTGGCAAGTGAAGCACGCAACCCTAGATTTTCGCCTTTTTTCTTGCGAGTTCCTTCGACTTCTCTTGTCGCTGGAATTGCTAGGGCTGCGCGCTTTACTTCTTCAACAACTGGCTCGGCTGCCGTTTTCAATCGTTTCTTGATTGACTTTTTGAACTCAGGATCGACTTGTGAAATCTCCTTGACTCGTCTTGCGAAGTCTGCTGGATCAACATCGATCATTGAGTAACTCCTTAGAGTGAGGGATCCGAAGTCTGATAAGCAATCGTCAATGGAGCATTTGTTCCATCATCATAAACTTCAAATGTCATTGCCAAGTCGATAACGCCTGGGCTTGCAACATTTGGAGTGTCTGCATTGAACTTGGCAACTGGAATAGTGATTGTCAACTTCTCTGATTGAGCGTTGGCAATAACTGCTCCAGTAAATGTCAAAACAAGTGCAGCATTTGAATCAGAATAAAACTTGGAGAAAAGAGTTGTGTCTGTAAATTCAGCAGTCAACTTGCCAGAAATCTTGCGGAATCCGTTGATGACTTGCTCAGCCTTAGCACCTGATGCGCCAAGGTTGTAACGATCTTGCTTCAAAGTGTTGTCAACTGTAAGGGTGAAATCCTTCACATTTGCAATTGGAGTTGCATCAAGAGTGATTGCACCTTGAGCAAAGTGGAACAAGTTTGTCGCTGCGGTATAAGAAGCAGTTGCAAGAGAAGTTGTTGTTGTCAATGAAGCTGCATCAAGAACGAATTTTCCTGTTGCAATTCCACCAACTGCAACGCCAAGTTCAAATGATTGAATTTTTGCGCCTGAAACTGTCTTTGGAGTAACTGTTCCACCATACTGAGGAACGCCAACTTGAGCAGTCATTGAACGACCATAAACATCACCAAGAGTGAATGAATATGAATAAACGCCTGTTGTTGTTGTTACTGCTGAAGGAACGCTTCCCATTGCATGAGATAGAAGCAATCCCAAGCCTTTTGTTGGCAAGTCAAGAGTAATGTCTCCACCTGCATCAAATGTGGTCACAACGCGGCGCTGAGAGCGAGGAAGTTGTCCACCTGCACGAAGGCCAAGGCCAACGGCAATTTTCTTGTTGTAGTTGATGTTCTCAGATGTGAACTCATAGAAACGAGTCACTGTGACTGAGTTGTTGAAAGTTGTCTCTGTCGCGATCCCTAGTTGCGACCCAATACCGCTACCGATAGCCATGTTGTTCTCCTAGTTATTCTGTGCAGCCAGGGAATCTGGCGTTGCGATTGGTGTCACTGAGGCAGCAGCTTTGTCAGCTGGAACCCAGTTATCATGTTGTGCAAGAAGAGATGCGGCTGCCTCATCAGAGACATCTGCACTCTCGCCAGCCTTGACAAGAAGATTGCCGAGGGCTGGAATAATTAGATCGCCAAGTGACGACACATTTTTGATTTTTGCCATGATTGCTCCCTAGATTTTTGCTTTGTAGGTAATTGTAAAAGTAATTCCGACACCAGCACCTTGAGTGGTTTGGCGGTAAAACATTTGTGAACTGTCGAGTCCGGAATACATAACGACTCCAGCAAAACTGACATCGGCACGAATAACATTTTCAACATATCCAAGCAATTGAAATGCGCGAGCGCGGCGAGCAGTCAGATTTGCTGAACCATCGGCTGACCATAAGAAGCAAGAAAGTGAGCCATCTTCAAACTTGGAAATTGCACCAAGTTGCTTATATTCCTGACGAACTGAACCAGCGACAACTTCATCGCCTTCCATGTTGCCATCATGTCCAACTGCGATTGCATCCCCTGGGTAGGAATAGTCAATCTCAATGCCATCAAATATGCGAACACCTGCAAGTGAACTATAACTTCCAAGAGCTGAGATGACGGCAGTTGTAAATCCTGGAAGCGCCGAAGTTGCCATCGCTTATGCCATGCCTGGGAATGAGGTTGGATCAAGTAATTCCATCGCTCTGCGTGGCAATGAATAAGTCGGAGTTGAGTACATTTCGTCACCTGACTGAGAACGACCCATCACATTCATTGCACCGCGTTGAGTAGTCCAAAGATGACGAATGATTTCAAGAACACCTTGCTTGGCACTCATTGGAGGATTGACATATCCGGCAACATAAGTGACCTTGATGTTGTTGAAGCCGCCTGTCCAATATCCATAAGAGTTGGTTGCATAAAGAGTTCCTGAGCCAATGCGATAAAGGCGTTGCCCCGTATAGTCCAAATTGTAAGCAGTTGCAGAAACCAAAGCGCCATTTTCATAAACTGAAGTGATGGAAATTGCTTTTGGATTGCGAATGCGAACGAACTCAGTGCCGCCATCGTAGAGTTCATCGGTATATGTTCGACGACCTAGAACTTGGCCGCAATAAGTCTCAGCTAAGTCAGTTGCAGCATCCATGAAACGGCGAATCTCATTTTCGTTCGCACTAGCCGTTGGAATGTTGAGATATTCCAAAACTTCGTCATAGCCAACAATTCCAATGTCATTGATATCTCGAACTTCAAAAATGTCTGAGTAAGCCTGAGGCCAAGTACCTGTGGCGCTCCAAGCCACTATGTGGCGACCTACCTGCGTTGGAAGATAGGTTGTGGTGTAAGTGCCAGTTATGCTGGTTGCGGTCGTTAGAGAGGCGTTTGTGCCGTCTGGAAGGGTAACTGAGGCCGTTACTGTGCCAGGGTTGGCGGCTGCGCCGGAAGAATCAACGGTCAGCCAAGTAAAATAAACCTTGTCGCCGAGATCATAACTGCCTTGAAGCGCCATCAGTTACTCCTTTGAAAATAGGGGATGAGGTTGACTTGCCAGGGGTACGAGCCAACCTCATCCTTGAGACTGTTGAATTGCATGGTCGCGCATCGATGTGTGATGGCGTTCATCCAACCAAAACTGTTTTTGATGAGGAAGAATTGCCCCTGTGTGTGCATGGATTTTGAAACCCATTGATTTCAAACGCTTTGAGAAAAGTAAGTCCTCGCCAAAATAAGTTCCATTGATAGCACCTTCAACGAACCAAGCCCAATCCTTGCCTTGATTTTCTGTTGCTTGTTTTTGCATTTCAAGAAGAACGCTGCGATGAATAAGAAGGCAACCTGTGCCCACTGCATCAACTTCAATAAGTTTGTCAATTGGATAATCATCAATTGCTTCCAAACCTTTTTCAACATCCATTCGATAAATTGTTGGCACTGGTCGAAGGGAATCGTCACCATCGAAGAATGCCGCAAATACTAGACCCGAAACAATCGGACAATCTTTGTCATGAGCTGCATCAACTAACTTCTTGAAAGTTGGAAGAGATAAACGCTCATCTGAGTCAATCATCAAAAGCCAAGCGGCTTCTGTCGTTTCCAAAAATGTTTTGACAACAAGATTTCTTGAGCGAGTGGTCAGCCCAATGTTGCCAACTTGAACAAGGTTGTGAAAACGCTGACTTGGATCAATAGCAATGTGAATCAAATCTTGAGCCAGCAAGGAATTGATTGTGCCGTTGTTGACCATACCGATGCAGATTTTGTCTTTCTGCTTCATCGTGTCTCAGCCAATGGTCGAACTGCTGCCGTTTCAATTGTTCCGTTTTCATGCTCTTCAATAAGTTCATCAAGACGAGCAACTCCCCCGCCATATTTGAGCAAGTTGCGAGCAGTTTTCAAACCTTCAAGAAAATAACTATTCATTGCAATCCCCCGATTGTGTTAGTGCTTGAGCACTGACCCTACCCAAAGGCAAGGCCAGTGCTCAAGCGATCAAACTATTAGTAGCCTGAAGGAGCCACTGTGCCTGTGCCAGAAATTGCTGACACTGACTTGTTGAAGCGGTGTGCAAGAGCTGCATATCCATAGACCTGGAAGCGAACTGTGAGGTTGCTTGAAAGTACATCTGGAAGAACGCGAGTCTTTACGCCTGATTCAAAGAGGTAAGTATCTGAGAACTTACCAACCAAGATTGGGCTTTGGTTTGTTGCGTAAGTCTTTGGAAGTGTTGCATCAATAAAGACTGGAACACCTTGGATAGTACCTACGAGGCCAGCAGGAGCGCCAGGATTTGTGACTGTACCTGATGCGTTGAATGCCTGTGA